CGGAACTACGGCGGCGACATGGTGCGCTTCACTGTCGCGACCGCGGATAAGAAAGCGGCTTTCAAGGAAGTTGTTGCCAGTCGCGGCAAGGCCGTTCGGGCGGAGCCGATCAGCGCCTTGTATGAACAGGGCAAGGTTCATCACGTGGGCATTTTCCCTGATCTTGAGGACCAGATGTGCAACTTCACGGCCTCAGGCTACGTGGGCGATGGGTCGCCCGACCGTGCCGACGCCCTTGTCTGGGCAATCACTGAATTGATGCTTGGCGCTGAGATGCCGAAAGCTGTCTTTGGAACCTATGGACGAGTAAATGGCTGATACAGATTATCTCGCTACATCAGCCGATTATAAGGCGATGCTCGGTTACTGGACGAAGGTCGCGGCGATCCGTGGCGGTGTGGATGCCATGCGGAAGGCTGGCGCGGCCTATCTTCCGCAGTTCCCCAACGAGAGTGATCCGAACTACGACTACCGTCTGGCGAACTCAAAGTTCACCGACATCTATTCGGACATCGTAGAGAACCTGGCATCCAAGCCATTCTCGAAGGAAGTCACGCTTGCCAACGATACCGTGCCGGAAGCAATCAAGGTTGTGACCGAGGATATCGACGGTGGCGGCAATCATCTGCACGTCTTTGCTGATACGGTGTTCTTCAACGGTATTCACAACGCTATCGACTGGATACTGGTGGATTATCCGACCGTTCCGGAAGGTGCCACGCTTGCCGATGAGAAGCGGATAGGTGCACGGCCATATTGGGTGAATATCCCAGCGACAGACATGCTCTGGGTCGAAAGCAAGGTCATCAACGGCAAGGAACAGTTCACCTACGCCAAGATTTACGAGCCCGTTACCCAGCGAGAAAGCACCGGTACGGAACAGCGCATCGATCGTGTTCGCATCCTGCTCCGGGATGAACTTGAAGGTGGTCAGTATGGTCCTGCCCGGTATGAAATCTGGGAGAAGGCCACAACGAATAATGCTGGCTGGACGCTGATCGCGGAAGGACCGATCTCGATTGGTGTGATTGCATTGGTGCCGTTCTTCACCGGCAGACGCGAAGGCTCGACATGGCGCATTCGCCCGCCGATGCGAAACGTCGCTGAATTGCAGGTTGAGCATTATCAGCAGGAGACAAATCTCAAGTCCGCCAAGGAACTGACCGCCTTTCCAATGCTTGCGGGCAATGGTGTGACGCCACCTGTGGATGAGAATGGCCAGCCGATAATGGCGCCGATTGGTCCATCGGTTGTTCTCTATGCACCTCCGACGCCGGATGGCACAAAGAGCGGGCAGTGGCAGTTCATCGAACCTTCGGCATCGTCTCTCAAGTTTCTCTCTGAAGAGGTGGACAAGACCGAGACGCAGATGCGCGAGCTTGGTCGTCAGCCGCTGACGGCGGGCACTAGTGGGATTACGCAGGTTGCCGCAGCCTTCGCCTCGCAGAAGTCAGCCAGCGCCGTACAGGCTTGGGCTTTCATGCTCAAGGACTGCCTTGAGCGGGCATACGTCTTCACATCGATGTGGCTGAAAGTGAAGCTTGAGCCGACTGTCTACGTGAACACGGACTTCGCAATCGAACTCGGAGAGGACAAGGCGCCCGACACGCTTCTGATCATGAACGAGCGCGGCAAGCTCAGCACACAGACGCTCTGGCAGGAAATGAAGCGCAGAAGCATCCTTTCGCCCGAGTTTGACGCGGATGAAGAGGAAAAGCGGATTATGGACGAACTTCCCGGTGACGATACCGAGGATGATCTGACAGCCGCCGTCACTCCACCCGGTGAAAGAGCCGGCAGAATAGTCGAACGAACACTCTGATTTCACACGGCTCGGCAGGGTGATCCTTCCGGGCCTTTTTCAATGCGCGGGAAGCGCAACAACTATCCGGGATGGATAAACATGGCTCTCAAAGCAATTCTGGCATCGCTTGACGGTATCGATGAGGCAATCTCGGCTCTCTATGTCGAGAAGGACGGCAAGTTCATTCTTGATGTCGAAGGTGTCGACGGCTTCGCACTGGAAGACGTGAACGGTCTTAAGACGGCGCTCGGCAAGGAACGTACGACACGCGAACGTCTTGAGCGCGATGTGATCAAGTTCAAGGACCTCGATCCTGAGAAGGCTCGCGAGGCTCTGGCCAAGCTGGAAGAACTGACCAGCATCGACCCGGCCAAGGAAGCCGACAAGATCGCAAATACGAAGTTCGAGGCTGCCAAGGCACAGCTTCTGGAAAAGCACACAGGCGAACTTACCAGCCGTGATGAGCGTATCGGCCATCTGACCAAGACAGTTGAGGGCCTGCTCATTGACGCCGCTGCAACGTCTGCGCTGGCCGAAGCCAAGGGCTCGGTTGAACTGCTCCTTCCTCATGTCCGGGCTCATACCCGCGTAAAGGAAGTCGACGGCAAGTTTACTGTCGAAGTGATCGACAAAGACGGTAACGCAAAAATCGCGGATTCCAAGGGTACGCCGATGGATATCTCTGGTCTGGTTGCCGAAATGAAGGAATCTGACGCGTTCGGACGCGCCTTTGAAGGTTCCGGCCAGTCGGGCAGCGGAAAGCAGCCTGGTGCTGGCGGCGGTGGCAATGCTCCGCAACGCGGTAATTTCGGCGGATCGAAGGAAGAGCGCGCAGCCGCTATCGCTTCGAAGTTCCCCGAACTGAGGGGTTAATCCCCTCAAATCTCTCTGCTGCTGTCTCGGGATGAGAAGCGGCATGCATTAGGCGGGAAGCCTACCAATCCATCAAATCCCGAGACAAGCACAGGAGAAACCTCATGTCTCTTTCCCAGATGCAGGTATTTAACAAATACTTCATGCCTGCCACCATCGAAACGCTGGCCCAAATGGTCAACAAGTTCAATGCTGCTTCCGGTGGCACGATCCGACTGACCACGGAAGGCTTCGAAGGCGATTTCCTTCAGGAATCGTTCTACGCGGCGATCCACTCGGCCCGCCGTCGTGTTGACCGCTATGCGACCAATGCCGATCAGGCTGCGACCGATCTGACCCAGCAGAAGCACACTTCGGTGAAGGTTGCCGGTGGCTTTGGCCCGGTTCGCTATGAACCCTCCCAGATGACCTGGCTTGAAAAGCCGACCGCCGAAGGCATCGAAGTGGCTTCGCGCAACTTTGCCGAAGCTCTGCTTCAGGATCAGCTCAACACGGCAATCGCCGCTCTTGTTGCTGCAATTAGCAATCAGGGTGCGGATACGACCGTTGATGTGTCCGCAACTGGTCCGGTGACCTATGCGGCAGTAAACAACAGTCATGCGCTGTTCGGCGATCATTCTGGTCTGCTCGTTGCGCAGGTAATGGACGGTGCGACCTATCATGGGTTTATCGGCCAGAACATTGCCAATGCTCAGCAGTTGTTCCAGGCCGGAACTGTCCGCGTGATCGACATTCTGGGCAAGATCTCGGTCATTACCGATGCTCCGGCGCTGTTCACGGCAGCGGCTGGAGAGGACCCGGCAATGCGTCGCGTTCTTTCCCTCGTTGCAGGCGCCGCCACGGTTACGGATAGCCGGGATATCATCTCGAATATCCAGACCACGAACGGCAAGCAGCGCATCGAAACGACCCTGCAGATCGATTACACCTTCGGTCTGGGCCTCAAGGGCTATACCTGGGATGAGACCAACGGCGGCAAGTCTCCGACTGACGCTGAACTCGCCACGGGCAGCAATTGGGACAAGGTCGTTACCTCGATCAAGCACACTGCGGGCACTCTCGCGGTCGGCGCAGCGCAGTAAGGCAACATGGGCGGGCTACGGCTCGCCCTTTTCATTCGAGGGTTTTACATGACCAAAGAACAGAAGATCGCCTATGTCGTTCACCCGGTTTCGGCCAAGATGAAACAGTCCCTCCGTGAAAACGGAATGAAGATCATCGACGCCCGGTTTGCTCCAGAGGACGCCAAGATCATCAACCCGCATAAGAAGCGGGAAAAGGCACAGGGCCAACAGACGACGACACCTCCCGCAGAGCCTGGCGGCGGTATTGGTACGGATAGCGGCGAGCAATTCAGCGATGAACAGCTTTTCGACCTCATTGAGAAGGCAACCGGAACCCGTCTGCATCACAAGACCGGGCGCGCCAAGCTGGTTGAGACGTTCAATTCTCTGAACGCTGATGCGGCAAAGGAAAGCGGAGAGGCTTAAACGGATGACTCTCAATACGACCGTGGGCGATCCCGACGCTGACAGCTATGTCGATCTGGACGAGTTCAAGGCCTACTGCGGAAAAGTCGGCTATGACCTTGAAGGGAAAACAGATACCGATCTCGAACAGGCTCTTCGCCGAGGAACGACTTGGCTAGACGGAACTTACGGACAGCGATTTATCGGTGAACCAACTACTGTCGAGCAGGCGCTTGAATGGCCGCGAAATAACGCCGTATGGCGCGGCGCGTTGTTGCCGAGCACGACGATACCGCAACGGGTCAAGAACGCGCTGTGTGAAGCCGCTTGGCGGGAATTGAGTGCACCGGGAAGCCTTTCGCCCGACTACGTGCCAGCCGAAGCGATTAAACAGGAACAGGTCGGCGATCTGTCCGTCACATACCAAGACACAAACGGCGAGATTGATGACGTCCTGCCGGTGATCAGCGTCGTTGAAGGTATCCTTGCCGGGTTTATCCGCGGCAAAGTGCAGGGTGTGTTCGGGTCAGCTGCTAGAGCCTAGATCATGCGGTTGTAAGGCTTTTGCAATTCGACGACGACATGGGGGATTTCGGTGAAATATACGTGGGTCTACAACATTTGTAGTATAAATATAATCAATCTGAACTAAATTATGATCTAAATCATTATTACCTTCCGTTTAAGTTGTTTTGAAAACGAATACGAGATGCGTATAAATACATCTGCAAATAATAAACGGGAGGGGATATGTCTGATTTTACTAAAGATCTTACATTCTCGGAAATACAGCCTGGCGTGGAGCTGGCAATGTATGTGGACGCGCCAGTAGAAATTCAGGTAGTCCGATTAAAAGCAGGAACCAAGGTGGGAATGCACACGCATTCAAGTAACGTTGTGCATTTAATAGTGAGCGGGCGTATTCGCATCGGCGATACAGAATATGGACCTTTGGCCGACTACCTTTGTGGCGGTTTTGAATACGGGCCCTGGGCGATTGAAGATACAATAATGCTAATTATCCAATCGAAGGGAACAACCTTCGAGTTCACTAAAGAATGAGTTGAGTATCCGAACAGAATGGAAATCAAAGGCGCTGTTGAGGCGCCTTTCTTTTATGGCTTCGCTATGTCTAATCGATTCTATGCAAGACAAGAACGAGTTGCTAATCGCCTAATCAAGAAGTTCGGACAGACCGGCGCTATCCGGCGTACTGAGACATCAGGCGTTCCGTGGGACCCCGGCACGAGCGATGCCGACTATCCGTGCACATTGGTTGCGCTGGATTATGACCAGAAGGACGTCGATGGCACGCTGGTCAAGTCGACTGACAAGAAAGTCTACGTCGCCACCAAGGGCCTTACGATCCAGCCGACGACAACCGACAAAGTCATCATCGGCGGTGTCGTAAGCACGATTGTTCAGGCGAAGCCGCTCAATCCAGCGGGAACCGTCGTTTATTGGGAGTTGCAGGCACGCGCTTAGTCGGTTTTAGGTGGAGCACCGCAAATCTTATATGTGACTTTACGCAATGCGCTTGTTGCGTCCTCAGCAAGATTTTCAGGATCAGATCGAATTTCTTGAACTACAGCGTCGTAAAGCGTTCCAGCTTGGATCTTCGAGTTGCTGAAACAAGACTGGCGATGGAATGTGAGCCGATTGAGGGCTGGGTCCATCGTAAAGTCCGTCATCATATAGCTTGCGGCGCCCCTTATGAACGCCACGCCAAACCTTTCATCCATCTGCAGCAATTCGGCGCCAGAAGTGGCGTTCGCTTCTTGATGGCAGAAGAATGTAGTGACGCATGACGCCGCGATACCAACTGCTAGTTTTATCCCCATAGCCCGCTCAGTGGAATGTTGCCATGCTGAAACGACTAACACCACAAGAACGGTTTGAACAGCTTATCGCGAGATACGAACCAATCCTGCGCGCCGCATTCATGGCAGCCGTTGATGATATCCGTTCGAACATTGTCCTCCGTCGGATCGTTGAACGGCTGGAGAAGGGCGATATTGCTGGCGCCATTGATGCGATGTTCATCGAAGAGGCAGCGTTTAACCCGCTAGAGGAAGCGCTACGCCAAGCATTCAATGCGGGTGGGGTCGATACAGTTTCGAACATGCCGGCACTGAAAGATCCGGAAGGGCATACAGTCGTCATTCGCTGGGATGCGCGAAACATTGTTGCTGAAAACTGGCTACGCGATCATTCAGCCAGCTTTGTTTCAGGAATCGTTGCTGACCAGGTCGAAAGCATCCGCACCGCACTAATGGAAAGTCTGGCTCGTGGCGACAATCCGACGAACGCCGCCAAAGCCATCGTTGGGCCTGTGAACCGAGCTACTGGAATGCGGGAAGGCGGGATTATCGGTCTGACGGCAGCGCAGGCCCAGTTCGTTCAGAGCGCTCGTGATGAGCTGCTTTCAGGCGATACGACGCTGTTGAAGAACTATCTGGCCCGAGGTCGAAGAGACAAGCGATTTGACCGAACAGTGATGAAAGCGCTCAAAGAGCAAACCCCGTTACCCGCGGATGTCGTGGACAGAATCGTCAATCGATACAGCACGGGTCTGTTGAAGCTTCGCGCCGACACGATAGCGCTGAATGAAACGTTCAATGCAATGGCCGCGGCCAAAGACATCGCTTTTCGTCAGCAGATCGAAAACGGGAACCTTTCGGCTGACATCGTCACCAAGACATGGAGACACACTCCGCAAGAGCACCCGAGAGCGCAGCACGTCGCGATGAGGGGCCAGAAGGTAAGATATGACCAGCCATTCGTTGCGCCTGACGGGACCTTGATCATGTATCCGCATGCTCCAGGTATTTCCGTTCGCCACAAGATCGGATGCAAGTGCATCGCTGAATACAA